CCGAGAGCTATCTGCGGGGCGGGCCGTTTGGGTTTGCGATTCGCACGTTAACGGTACGAGTTTCTTGACGAAGGAGGGTTTTTTCGATGGGCGTGTTGGAGCAATTCACAAGTGACGTGGCGCGGGAAACGGCGGCGAAGCGACCGGCCAATGAACGGGCCGGCTGGATCGAGGTATTGATCCCGGTCTTGCTGCCCGTGGTGGTCGACCTGATCAATCGCTGCTTCGAGAACAAGTCCGAGTTGCAGGCGTTTGCCTCCGGCAAGCGGACTGCACTGCAATTGGCCGGCTTGCGGCTGCGGTGCAACCAGGCGGTCCGCCAGGCGGGCGTCTCCGGAGTCCTGCGGGTTCAGCGGGCCGGTTCGGATCTGCAGCAGGCGATCCTGGCGGAACTCGACAGTCAGGCCACCAAGCTGACCGACGGCGATTTCGACGTGTGGCAACAGGCATTTGACGAGGCTGCGAGCGTCGGCTGAGTCGACGCAAGCAGCGCGGGATGTGGTTTCCGTGGTTTCGGTGTTTCGTAATAAGGAGTCTCGATCTTGAAGAACTGGATTGTGTGTCTCGTGTTGTGTGCGCTGTCGTTTTGTCTGCTCTCCCCCGTGGCGTGCGCCGATGAGCCGGTCGCCTACGAGCCGTCGGGAGCCGTTTCGTGTGAGTCCGGGACCTGCATCGTGGCCCAACCGGCTGGCTACGTGCAGGCGACTTACGCCGGATTGGTGTACGGTCAGCCGGCCCGAAACTTCGGACGTGTGCTGGTAGCAGCGCGGCCGATTCGCCGGGTCGGAGCGGCGATTCTGAGATCGCAGCCGTTGCGGCGAGTTGCCAATACCCTGGCGACCATCCGGCCGCTGCGGCGTGTGGGAAAGGCTGTTGGAACCGTCGTGAAGGCTCGGCCCCTGGCCCGGCTGGTCGGCTTTCGACAGTGAGTCGTTTTGGTTGACGGCTGTGTCGGTAGTTTCCACGAGCACGCGCGTAGAAAGCAAGGATCATGCCCACGGGTGATTTCGGAAATTGGCTCGGGTTCATCTCGAACTTCGGGATCGGCGGGGTGCTGGTGTGGTACCTGTACTACACCACGAGCGTGCTCGTGCCTCGAATGCAGGACACTCATCAGGCCGCGATCCGTGAGATCGTGGCCGAGTTCCGCTCGGACTTGAAGGAAGAGCGAACCCTGAGAATGCAAATGCACGAAGACCTGATGGACATGCATCAGGATCTACGGTCGCTGCTGACGAAGCTCAGCATGCGCCCGTGTTTGCTGGAAGACGATGAGACGACGGGGTGATGTCATGGTTGGCTTTGGAATACATCCCCGGTGCCAGGCTGGCGACGAACTACGGTTTGCGGTGACGGCACCAGACGGCACGTGCCTGCCGTTGCGGCTGTTGACGCAGCAAGAGGCCGAGACGCTGGCCAGCACGCTGAACCAATACGTCGACGACGATGTCGTGTCCGACATGCTGGCGGCCGTGGCCAGCTTCCAGCGAGACGATTACGTCATGACGGATGCCGAGGCCCAAGCCCAAGCCTTGCAGGATGCCATGAACCGCAACCCGTCCACCATTCCCGTACGCAAGCTGCCCATTCGTCCCCGCAACGGTAGCCGCTGAGAAGGCCATTTCCCCAAGAGAAGAACACCATGCCCCAAGCGGACATCCTGCAAGTGGCCGACGCCCTTGTGGCGGACCTGAATGCGCACGGTTTCAGCATGGCATTCCAAGCCGTGCGGGGCTACCTGCCGACCTTTGAGCTGACGGGACTGAACGCGCTCAAGGTCACCGTCGTGCCCAAGCAGGACGATGGCAAGCTGGACACGCGATCGTCGTCGGCCCACGAGTTCGCCATCGATATCGGCGTCCAGAAGAAACCACCCACGATCGACAACGCCGATCTCGATCCGCTGATGTACCTGACCCAGGAGATCGCCGACTACTTCCTGTTCGGCAAGCGGCCGGGCGGGACCACTCTGATCGCACCTCAAGTGCGGATCCTGTACCTGCAGGAGCACCTGCATAAGTTTCGCCAGTTCACCGCCGTCCTCACGCTCACGTTCAAGGGCTGGAGACAGGCTTCTTGACCATCAAGGAGTAGCACATGACCCTCGTAGCCGCGCCCGTTGTGGGCAAGGACTGCAAGCTGTACCTGAATGGCGGCACGCATGCCACGCCGACCTGGACGGAGATTACCAAGGCGATCAACGTCTCGGCCAATCTCGGCAAGGGTGAAGCCGACGTGTCCTCTCGCGAGACCAGCTGGAAGCTGGCCAAGGGCGCCCTCAAGGAGTTGGAGATCAGCTTCACGTATCGCCACAAGGCGGGCGCCGACACGGTGTTCGATGCGTTGTTGGCGGCGTACCTGGCCGACACGGCGGTGGAGTTCGCGGTCATGGACGCGGCGATCACCGAGTCCGGCGCCCAGGGGCCGCGGGCGTTCTGCGAGATCTTTTCCATGAACCTGACCCAGGAACTCGAAAACTCATCGGAATACGAGTTCACGCTCAAGCCGACCTACCACGAGGAATCCGGGTCCTTGATCGAGCCCGAGTGGTACGAGGTGACGTGATGACGGCAGCCGACGAGGCACGGTTGGAGGCGCTGATCAAGGGTGCCTTCGCTGCGGACGAGGGCGGCAACGTTGCTGTGGCCGTGCAGGACCTCCGCTGGCTGCTCTGTCTGGTCGATACGTTGCGCCAGTCCGCTAAGGAAGTTCCAGAAGCCAACGAGGGGAATCATGAACCAGAGTCCGAATAGTGCGGCCTTGTGGACCGATGCCCAGGGACGGTCTTGGTCCACGGCCATCAACGTGAACACGATCAAGCGCGTCCGCGACTTGGCGGGCATCAACCTGCTGGAGGTCTTCGACGGCCAGCTCTTGAATCGGCTGTCGGAAGATCCGGAACTGCTGGTCAACATGTTGTTCGCCGTCTGCAAGCCGCAAGCCGACGCGCAGTCGGTGACCGCGGAAGCGTTCGCGGAACTGCTGGTAGGCGATGCCATCGAGCAGGCAGCCACGTCCCTCGTCCAGGGCCTGATCGATTTTTTCCCGAAAGACCGCCGCGAAGTCCTGAGGCGGCTCTGGACGGCGACGGGCAAGGCGCAGACGGAAGCGATCAAGCTGGTGACCAGCAAGCTCGACGCCACGAACATCGACGCCACAATCGCGGCGGTCATGGAACAGGCGGGCAACCAGATCGACCGCGAGCTGCAGAGCTTATGCGCCGGATCTGGGAACTCGCGGGCATCCTCGGAGTCGATCCCGGTCCCCTGACGCTTCGCGAGCTGGTCTGGATGTACGCGGGGCGGCGCCGCGAGCAGTGGCTGCACACCTCGCACGTCATGGCCCTGCTGGCGAACTGCCACCGCGATTCCAAGCGGATGCGCCGGCCGTTCGACGTGGCCGATTTCCTGCCCGCGGACCTGAAGCCCACCGTGCGCCGGGCGGCCGGCCTGCGGTTGACGACGGGCAACCTGCGGATGCTGAAGCCCCTGTTCGACAAAAAGAGGTCCTGAGCGGTGACTGCCCAGTTTGAGATGACGATGCGGATGACGCAGTTCTTCCTGGACCGGCAGGAAGTCGCCAAGAGCATCGGCAAGGCCAATCGCCGGGCCATGTCCAAGGTCGGCGCGTTTATCCGCCGACGAGCCCGTTCCAGCCTGCGGCGCCGGAAACGTCCCTCGCTGCCTGGCCAACCGCCCAGCGTCCACAGCCGGAGCAACGTGGCCACGCTCAAGAACATCCTGTTCGCCTACGACCCGCAGAACGAGACGCTGGTCGTGGGTCCGGTACGACTGAATCAAAGCAGTATTCTCGGCCCGCAGTTGGGCAGCGCGACGGTTCCCCAGGTCATGGAGTTCGGGGACACCGTCAAGATCCGCGAGGTCCGAGTCGGTAAAAGCTGGCGCAGTGGCGTTCGCCGCGTTCGTCCTGGCCAGCCCCGTCGAGTACGAGCGGCCAAGTATGCTCCGCGGCCGTTCATGGGGCCGGCCTTGGAGCAAGAAGCAGCCGCAGGCACCATTCCCGACGCCTGGTCGGGCAGCGTGAAGGGGTAAGGCATGGCAGGAGGCCGTGAAGTCCGAGCCGGCAAAGCCTACGTCGAGATCGCGCTGCGCGATCGCGTCCAGGCCGGCCTGGCACGCGTCTCGGCACGCCTGCGGGGGTTCGCCGCGGGCGTGGGCGCCATCGGACGACCGCTCTTGGCGCTGGGTGCCGGCCTCGGTGCGCCGCTGGCGTTCGCCACCAAGATTTTCACCGACTTCGACGATCAGATTCGCCAGGTGAAGGCCGTTACCCAGGCGACCGACGCACAGTTCGCCATGCTGCGGGCGACGGCCCAGGAACTGGGACGCACGACCAGTTTCACCTCGGCTCAGGTCGCCGCGCTGATGACGGAACTGGGGCGCGCCGGCTTCTCTCCGGATCAGGTCAACGAGATGACGGCCGCCGTCTTGGACCTGTCGCGGGCGACCAGCACGGACGCCACCCTGGCCTCCGGCATCATGGCGGCCGCCATTCGCCAGTTCTCCCTGGGCGCTGGCGACGCTTCCCGAGTTGCCGACGCCCTGACCGTGGCGGCCAACAAGAGCTTCAACACGGTCGAGACGTTGGGCGAGTCACTCCAGTACGCTGGCCCGGTCGCCAGCGATTTCAATATGTCCATCGAGGACACGCTGGCCCTGCTGGGAGCCTTGGGCAACGTAGGCATCCAAGGCAGCAACGCCGGCACGGCCCTGCGGCGACTGCTGACGATCACCGGCGCAGAGGCGGACAGGCTCAAGGAGATCTTCGGGGTCAGCTTCGTGGACATCAACGGTAATGCCCGGCCCCTGGTCGACGTGCTCGACGAAGTGAATCAGGCGACGGCCAACCTGGGGACCGCCGCCCGGGCGCAGAAGTTCAACGAAGCGTTCGGGCTGCTGGGGATCACGGGGGCCTCGGCCCTCAGCAAGAACGCTGTCAACGTCCGCGAGTTGCGGGACGCCCTTGCCAACGCCAACGGTGTGGCGGCCCGCACGCACAAGGAAATGGAATCCGGGCTGGGCGGCACGTTCCGCCGGATCCTGTCCGCTGCGGAGGGCGTGGCGATCGCCATCGGGGATGCGCTGGCCCCGGCGTTGCAGGCCCTGGAACCGGTCGTCAACGGGATCATCGGCAGCATTACGAAGTGGATTGTGGCCAACAAAGCGATGGTCGTCGGCATCGTGGCTGCCGTGGCCGCGATGACCGCGATTGGTGGCGTGCTGGTGGCGGTCGGAGCGGCGGCCTCCTCGTTGGCGTGGGTGTTCGGCGGGCTGGGTATCATCTGGAGCGGCCTCGCGACAACGGCCGGCATGTTCGGCCGCACCTTGGCGGCTCCGTTTTCCGTGGCCACACGCGTGGTCAACGTGTTTCGGGGCGGCCTGCAACGGCTGGCCCTGCCGCTCAAAGCCATCCCAGCCCTGGTCGGAAGAGTTCGTGCCGCCTTCGCACCCCTGGGTAGTGCCGCGGTCGCCGCGGCGTCCCGAGCCACTGCGGCCGTGAGAAGCATCGCCGTCGGGATCGGACGCAGCCTATCGACGATGACGGTTCAGGTCGTCCGCAGCACGGTGTCCGCGGTGGCGTCGAGCCTGCCGCATGTGGCCAACGTGGGCCGCTCTGTGTTCGCACGCCTGGGCCAGTACGCGCAAGCCTTGATGCCGATGGTGACCGGAGCGGCCAACGCCGCCTTCTCGCGAATCGCCACCGCAGCGGCGCCGGCCATTGCCCGCCTGAACTCGGTGTGGACGGCCTTAACTCAGCGCATGTCGGCGGGCTGGCAGATGGTCAGCTCGCGCGCCACCAGTGCCTGGCAGGCCGCCAGTGCGCGAGTCAGCAGCATCTGGCAGCAGATCCAACAGAAGGCCTCGGCTTCTGCCAGCCGTGTTTCGTCTGCCTGGTCGTCGATCACCGCCTCCATTCAGGCCCGGTGGCAACAGGCCAGTGCGCAGATCACAGGCCCGTTCAATGCGGCGATGTCCCGCGTCCAACAGATCGGACGTCAGGCCGTCGCTCAGGTTTCCGCGGCGTGGCTTCGTCTGCCGACTTGGGTGCGAGGCCCACTGTCGCAGGTGGCCGGCATGGCGCGGCAGGACTTCGGGCGAATCGCCACGGCGGCAATGGGCGCTGTGCAGCGGATTCGAGCGGCCTGGCTCACGTTGGGGCCGGCGCTGGGCGGATCGCTGCGGACCAGCATGACCAGCGCGTTTGCGGCCGTGCGATCGGCCGGCCTGGCGACATTCGCTCGCCTGCGAGCGGCCGGAACGGGAATCATGGGCCGGATCGGAGCGGGGGTCCGCGGCGCCGGTGGTCGCATGGTCGGGGCGATCGGGGGCCTCGGTTCGCTGGCCGGGATTCTCGGGGCCAGCATGGGCGGGCCGCTCGCCCCGCTGCTGATGGCGGCTCCGTTGGTCATGTCGGCGCTGGGGGCGGTCGGTTCCGCTCTGGCCGCGATTGCTTCGCCCGTGGGACTGGTGGCGGCGGCCGTGGCCGGGGCGATCTACGCCTGGAACAAGTTCAGCGATGCGGGACGCGCTGTGGTAGGCGGTGTGGGCCAGGCTCTGAGGGAACTTTGGGCCATTGTGAAGCAGGTGTTCGGCGGCATCTACGACGCGCTGGCGGCCGGCGACCTGCAGTCGGCCGGGCGGATCGCCGCGGCCGGCTTGAAAGCCGTCTGGTACACCGCGGCCGCCGAATTGGCTCGTATTTGGCCCACGTTGGCGGCGGGCGCTACGGACGTCTGGAAGCGGATCACCGCCGCGGCTGGGACCGCGGCCGCGTGGGTGGCCAACGTGTGGGCGCAGTTGCCAACGTGGATCACGGGGCCCCTGGGCCAGATCGGAGCGGCGCTGGGCAGCTTAGGGTCTTATCTGGGGTCGGTCTTCGGGGATCTGTTCGGCCAGCTGGGCGGCATTGTCAGCACCACGTTCGGCGGCGTCTGGCAAGCCATCTCCGAAGGCGACTGGGAAGCGGCCGGGCAAATCGTCATGTCGGGCCTGGAAGCGGCCTGGCTTGCGGGCGTCGCCAAGCTGACCCAGATCTGGAACGGCTTCAAGGTCGCCATGATCGAGGCCTTCGCCGGCGTGGTGATCTCCGTCCACAAGATGTGGTCCGGGATGGTGGAAGGCCTCTCCAAGAAGCTGCTGGACCTGGCGGCCCAAGACGGGCCAGCCGGTGCTGTGGCCCGCAAGCTGATCGGCGTGGACATGCGGGCCGAGGACGCCCGCGCCAAGCAGATGGAGATGCAACGCCGCGAGGTCGGCAAGCGGAACCTGGAGTGGACCATCGGCCAGTGGCAACAGCAACTGTCCGTGGCCACTGAGGCCGGCGATACGCAGGAAGTCGAGCGTCTCACCGCAGCCATCGCCCAGGCCCAGCAGGAACTGGCCGGTCTGTCAGGGCCACTGGGCTCCGCGACCGAAGATGCCAAGCGGATCGTCCAGGATGCCACCCGCGACGCCCAGGACGCCGTGGGCGCCTATTGGGGCGGGATGGCCGGGAACGCTCGCGAGAACGCCGACACGGCGATCGAGGACGCGCGTCGGGCGGCCGAAGATGCCCGCCAGCGACTCGAGCAGACGGCCGGTCTGCCGGAACCCGCACAGGCCGATGGTAAGTCGGCTTTGCAGAAGGCCCGTGAGGAGTTGGACGCGGCCCTGGCCGCGGCCAAGCAGAAGCCAGCCCTGTTTGACAGCGGCACGGCCCAAGACAAGGTCGATCAGGCGGGCAGCGGACTTGCGGACCTGCCGGGCGCGGCGGGGGGCGTAAAGGCTGGGGAAATCCAGGGAACGTTCAACGCGATGGCAATTCGCGGCCTGGGGGCCGATAGCTTGGCCCAGCGCACGGCGCGGGCCTCCGAGCAGGTCGCCCAGAACACGGGCGAGTTGGTCAAGGAAGCACGGAACGGGAATCTGGTCTTCGCGTAAGGGATCGCCATGACCATAGCACTCATTGAACGGTTCCAAAGCCGGGGCGGCGACACGGGCGACGAACGTTCGTCTGTCGAGCTGGTCTACACGGCCACCGGCAGCAATGACGACGTGACGATCCGCGCTGCCGTGGCTGCCACTCTGCCGGCCACTTACCTCGGCTTGCCGCTGGCCAGCTATCGCCTCTCGCCCCTGGGTAACGGCAACTGGGACGTGGTGGCACGGTACGACTCCCGCGAGCCCAAGGACTCGTCCTACACGTTCGACACGGGCGGCGGCACCCAGCATATCACGCAAAGCCTGCAGACGATCGCCAAGAAGGCCAAGCCGGGCGAGACGGCGCCAGATTTCAAGCAGGCCATCGGCGTGACCACGGACAGCGTTGAGGGCGTCGACATCACGGTGCCAGTCTACAACTTCACCGAGACGCACTACATCGCCGACTCGCTGGTGACCGGGGCGTACAAGCTGACGCTCTTTGCCCTCACCGGCAAGGTGAACAGCGCCGGATTC